CCTTACGGGGCACGAAGTCTTCAATACCGAAGATTGTCGGAGTGACCTGGAGAGGCACGTAAGGAGCGTAAACATAGCCGCTCTCAAGGAACGAGCCACCTTTACGACCTACGAGAATAAGGTTCCTCGGGAAATAGGGGTCAACATAGACATCCCATTTCTTGCTGAGAGAACCTGATTTCACAGCACCTACGGATCCTCGATCCTGATCACCAGTTACATCCGCACGGAAGCCACTGGTGAACTCGAGGACGTTGGCGACCTCTGGACCGCAAACAACAAAGTTTGCGCCTCCGCGAAGAGTCTTACGATGAATCTGGGCAGACACATCATTAATCGTCTCAGCGAGAGTCTCGTACCATTCAGATACAGTACCGGTGAAATCGGGAGCAACAGTAGTTGCGCCGACTTCGTGGCCAGCTGTACGATGTACGAACTTACCAGGACTACGAGACCAGTAATAAGTACCAGCCTGCGCGCCTTTGATAAGGTCTTCAAGGATCTCACGGTCAATCTCGAGAGCAATCTGCTCAGAGAGAATACCAGTAAGCTCTACCTCTGCATCGAGGTTGTGGTAAGCGTTGAGGTCCTGACCAAGTTCAGGGGTCCACTTCGCTTTGAGCTTTTTGGTGATAGCCGTAACGGATACGCTGTCGACTTTAATGTCGATCTCAGGGATGAATGAATCATTTTCAAGACCCCACGTATCAGCACCAACAACAGCACCAAGGCCGCGGCCTGGAGTCTCTGCAACGTTGTCAAAGTTATCAGAGATCGGGAAGGACAGACCAACTACGTTAGTCTCAACTTCTGTTCTGAGGGTGGCTTCGCTCACGCCAGAGTTAGCTTCATACACAAGCTGCAGCGAGAATCCCGCCGCGCTTCCCGGATCCTTTTTCGAAGTTGAACCAGAGTGAATCTGAGTTAAACGACGCTTGAGCGTACCATTTGTGAGAGAACTAGTGAGCGCTACCGCAACCAAGTTGTCAATGTTAAGCTGCGCCAAGTTAACGTTCCCAGTTACCTTAGTAATAACACAGGTTGAACCACTAAGGTCAGGATCATAACGAGTCAGCTTATTCATAAGATCGGTCGAGTCGGTAAGGCCAACAGTGCCGCCGGCGATCTTTGCGCCAACAACATGACCAACTGAACCAGTTGGCGAGGCATAACCATTGTGAAGGTGATAAAGGCCCTTCTCAGCACTGGTGCCAGTAAGAACTACACCACCAGTAACCTGTTGACCAATGACGCCGCCGCCGTAGAGTGAATCTCCATCAGCGCCGCCAGTATAGCCTAAACGGGTGTTAGAATGCTGAAAGTCCATGAAGAAGATCAGTCCAGAAGGCAAGCTCATGGGCTGAACACTTACAAGGTCATTAGCAATAAGGCCGCCAAAAACGCGACGTACAAGGGGGAATGCTACAGCAGCAAATCCCTCAACGTCACCAGCGGCCATTGTAGAAGCTTCACGAAGAAGCTCTTTGGCTTGATTCTCTAAGAGAACAGCCATTCCAGTACGAAGGTGATCTTGATCGATACCCTCCAAAAGGCCAGTCTTTTCCCACTTATTAAGTAGGGCAGTACCTTCCTTCTGGAGATCTCTGTTAACGATACCTTCAGTTAACTTTTGTAATACAGACATTTATTTTAATCTCCTTTTTGATTATTGATTAGGTTTATTTAATACCTGCTAAGATCTTCCAACGATCCGATATCGGATCTGAAGGTTTTACCACGCTCTGTTTACGTGGTAAAAGCGTTGAAGGGCGTCTAACTACTTCGCTAAGTGATTCTGGCCCGCGTCTTTTTGCCGCTGGCACCACCGTGCTTTGAAGAGTTTCATAAACAACTTTCGCCTCTTCAACTGACTGGACCTTTGAAATCGCATTGACAATTTTATTTTTTTGCCGCTCATTCAGGGAGTCGCTATTCAAAGTCCTGTTCGTGTAAAGCAATTTTGCATTTGTAAGATTGACTTCTTCAAGTCTGTTCTTCAATTTTACAAGTAAGCTTTCATAGTGTTTATTTTTTTCATTTAAAGTTTTAAAATGTTTATCATATGTTTGTAATGATTCTTTAAGATCATCATTCTCTTGTGTAATTTGTGCTTCGAGGTTAGCTCCAACTCCTGGAGTTAAAATTGAAGGAGTTACTTCGCTTTCATTCGCCAACTGTGCATTTAATATATCTAGATTTTCTTCGTCAAGCGCGTTATTACTTCCGCCGCCCGGTTGGCCGGTCGGTACATTGTGTACGTCTACAGCCAGTGCCTCCAAAATTTCAGCTAAATCAGATTCATTAAGTTGTATATCGTCATCTTCGTCCAACACATCATCATCGTCGTCGTCTTCGTCGTCTTCGTCGTCCACAGTGGCGGTGTTGTCGAATGGGTTATCATCGTCATCGTCAACGGGTTCAAAATCCATATCGTCATCGTCGTCAGTTTCAACAGTAGTAGAAAGATCCTCTGCACCAGCTTTTACAGCTAGGCTATGTACAGCCATCATAGCCATAGAAGCCAAATCTTCTGGTTCTGCATCTTCGATCTCAATTGTGTCTTCTTCCTCTTCCTCATATTCCTCCTCTTCTTCCTCTTCTTCCATATCCATCTCTTCTAAAATAAGAAAGAGTTCGTCGTCAGCAAGTTCCTGTTCCATCATCATTTCTTCCTCTGGCGGCATGCCACCCATCATCTCCGGGGCCATAGGTGCGCCAAGTGGTGGGCCGCCGGCTGCCATTTGATCTTGGCCGGCCATTTTTCGGAGTTGACCGAAACTGATTTCGACTTTTTCATCTTCTTATGGGCAAGGGCAAAGCTCTTCACCTTCTGTGGCAGCCAAAGGAACATCATCGACCATGGCTGATGGCGGCGCGACTTCAGGCGGCATCATCCCCATTTCAGGCGGCATCATGCCTGCGGCTGCGTCCATTGGCATCTCTTGTTCAAGTAGGACATTTGCCGCTTCTTTTACTTCTTTAGAGTACTTTTCAATAATTGTCTGTTCTGCATTTTTAAGAGCCGCTTCTTTCAACGCCTCTGCATCGATAATAGCTTGTTCCAACATATTTGACATTAGCTTTCTCCGAGAGCATTATTAGCTAAAAATAAATAGTATGTTATATAAGTAAATGACAAAACTTGTTATTAATCGGAAATACCAGGCCAGCCAACGCCATCAGTATCTGAGGTGTTGGCATACAAACTGCCTAATGATCCAGTTGGAATTGAAGTTAATTCGGCAAAAACTTGAAAAGAAGTGTGGGTGCCCGATGAAGCATCCCCTGAAATGTACATCCTGTCGACTTTGACCCCCATATCCATAGAATCTTCTGTGGTGTCCAAAGTAATATAATGAAGATTGCCAATTACATTATTTGAACCAGCGGTGGTGTCGGCGATAGGCTTGCCCTTTGGGGAAAAGTGAACGCGGATCTCTTCATCTGATCGATTAATAACCACAACCCTTTTTGTAACGAAAGGAAATTTGATCTCCATTTCGCTGGTGCCTTTCATTGTGGTCGAACCGGTTATAAACGGATATCCGGATACCATGTAGGCTGCTGAATTACCAAGACCTTGTGAATACTGTGTCCCGGAGCGGCGGGGTACTGCCTGCATTTCTCCCCAAGTTCTATGACTTCCCATCTTTATACCTCAATTTAGATTACTGATATTAAATAGTTTCTTCTTTTTCTTTTAGCCTGTCTAATACACTCTTCCGGCGCTTCGCTGTTCTTTTCTTCACTTCCGAAGGTTTTTCATAATACATGTTCTCTTTAAAATCTTCAATTACTCTTTCTTTTTTAATTTTTTTAGAAAACCTTTTGATCGTTCTTTCAATGGACTCGTTCTTTTTCGGATATGTTTCCACATTTATGGGGCGGCGCTGGCTCATTTGTCACCTCCGACCAAATTCTTCCAAACAACAGTTTTATTCATAAGTCCTGAAATGTCTATTCCAGGATCTGCAGGATCTAAACCCGATAAAGGACTAGTGTTCGGACTAGTAGGCGTAGGTGTGCCAGCACTTGCTAACGGCTTTGTGTCTTCAAAAAGGTTAACTCCGTTATAAGATGACTGACCTATTGCTTCCAACATTTGTTCTCTTGTTTCTTTCATTTTCTGTCTTTGTGCAAAATCCTGCTGTTCATGCAATTTTTGCGCAGCTTGTTCAGTACGTTTACGTGAGTTTGTTTTACTTTCTAGTAGAGTATCAGAACTAAGCCCAGTTACAACTTCAGAAACGATGCTTGATAAAACACCTTCCTCAAAAAGCACTTCTTTGATGCACTGTTTCACGAGTGGTTTTAAAAGCTTTTTCAAATCATCTTTTTTCATCGTTCACCTCTGAGAATTTCATTGAGCGCTCTGTTGATGCGATCTGCTTTTGTGAAGAGGTCTTTAAAAGTTATGTCTTTGTTCTCGCTCATCATGAAAGCGCCGGTTGTGGATGGTTCCGATACAAAATCAAAGCAAATCAATTGAAAATCATCCTCAACGATTGTCTCTCCATTCGATTCCTTTACTGAACCTAGACCTCTAGACGAGATGCCCAGCTTTACGCCGGCTTTCACAAGCTCTTTCAATACTTGACCAGATGGAGTGTCAAGTACTTGTACTTTTCCCATAACGTCATCGCCATTCCACCAAACTTCTGTTACCAAATGCGATGCATTCTTAAGATTTATTACTTGATCGTCCGGATGGTCTAATTCGCCCAACGCCCGTCGCTCTTTTACTAATTTTTTATAATTTTCCACTTCTCTTTCCAGTATCCCTTTTCCATAAACACGCCCATTTCCGTTCTTTGCGTTAGCTTTTTGCATAATACCAGTAAGAAAAACATGACCATTCTTGACCATCCTTTTCTCTGCCTCGGTTAGAAAATCTTGACATAC